AGAGTCAATGGTGAAACAGTAAGAACAAAAAATAAATTAATGCCTAAGATGTGTACGTTCTGTGAATACAAATCACATTGTTGGTCAAAAGCATCTTACCAACCTAAGATAACATCAAGGGCAAAATCTCCACCTAATGTTTGGTACACAACTTATGCTCAGAAGAGTCTCTAATGACAATATTATATACAGAGTCATATCCATTAGACATCCTTACGATGAATCCACATGTCTCGGTTATCTATGTGGAAAGTCATACACAGACAGGGGGTGGAAGACAGATGTCTTACCTACGCAACCACTTGCGAGGTTTACCAATAACGTTAAGGGAAAACTTTTCGATAGAAGGTTACTTAACCCAACCAACAGAAAATCGTGATATAATAAAACTAGAAAAAGAATTAAGAACTGTAGCCATGAAGTTGCAAGCTTTTAATTTGGTATGTTTTCCTATACTTCCATTTGAAAAAGAATTTGAGGAGTTAAAGAAACATTCTCCTAAAGTGGAAAAGCTAGTTACAAAACGTATTGAGAGATTTAAAAATGATTACCTATAGATCACAGTTTGAAAAACGTGTGGCTTTGGACATAAGGTTGCAAGGTGGTAAGTTTGAATACGAACAACATAAAATTAAATACAAGCCACAAGTCAGGGTGTATGTGCCAGATTTTTATATTCCAGAAACAGACATATACATAGAAGCAAAAGGTAGATTTATATCCACAGATAGAACCAAGATGTTACTGGTACAACAACAACATCCAGAATTAGACATACGATTTTTGTTTATGAATTGTCATCAAAAACTTTACAAAGGAAGTAAAACAAGTTATGGTCAGTGGTGTGGAAAACATAACTTTAAATGGGCAAACAAAGTAGTGCCTTTAGATTGGTTGAAAAAATGAGTGATGACAAAAAAACAATAGAACGATTTACCCTGTTGCCTAACAGATACTATATAATATTAGAAAAGGTTGATGAGGAACAGTTTACTTTATCTGCTTATGATACAACTAAAGTGGATAATCCAGATGATTTACCTTGTGCAGCATCTGTTGCACAGGAAGGATTGTTAGAAATGCTTGACACACACTTTGATCGTGTGATAGCTTTAGGTGCATCAAGAATAGAGATGCGTAAAGGTTTAGAACGTGAAGTTAAACTGAAGCATACTAGCAAAGATAATATTATTAAAGTAGATTTTGGAGAAAAGCAATGACAGAAGATATGGTGAATCATCCACCACATTATAAGGTAGACGATATAGAATGTATTGATGCTATCCGTGCATCTACAAGAGAGGGGTATGAATTTTATCTTCAAGGAGTAATTTTAAAATACCTTTGGAGATACAGGTATAAGGGCAAGCCTGTAGAGGATTTGAAGAAAGCAGAATGGTATTTGAATAAACTTATAGAGATTAAAGTGGTTGACGACTATACAAAATGAAAGAGGATAGAAAAGGAAAATGAAAAATTTACCCACACCGTATCAAGACTTTATACATAAGTCTCGTTATGCCAGATGGATAGAAGATGCCAACAGGCGAGAATCTTGGGATGAAACTGTAACACGTTATCTCGATTATATGTGCAACCACTTACAGAAGAATCATGGAATTGATAGTATAGGTAGTCTGTATGATCAGTTATATAATAGTATAATTGATTTAAAAGTTATGCCATCTATGAGAGCAATGATGACAGCAGGAGAAGCGTTGCATAAAGATAACATATGTGGGTATAACTGTAGCTATATTCCTGTGGATCATCCAAGAGCATTTGATGAGTCAATGTATATATTGATGTGTGGTACAGGTGTAGGGTTTTCTGTAGAGAGAGAACATGTAGATAAGCTACCTGTTGTTGCTGAAAATTTCCATCAAAGTGATACGATTATAACGGTTGCCGATAGCCGATTAGGATGGGCAAAAGCTTATAAGGAACTGGTTGCATTACTTTATTCTGGGCAAATTCCTAGTTGGGATGTGTCACAGGTTAGACCTGCAGGTGCAAAGCTAAAGACTATGGGTGGTAGGGCATCTGGTGCTGAACCTTTAGTGGAACTGTTTGATTTTACTGTGAGTGTTTTTAACAAGGCTAAAGGAAGAAGGCTGTATCCTGTAGAGTGCCATGACCTTATGTGTAAGGTTGGTCAAGTAGTTGTGGTAGGTGGAGTTAGAAGATCTGCCCTTATCAGCCTGTCTAATCTAGGTGATGATCAAATGCGACACGCTAAGTCTGGTAACTGGTGGGAAACGGAAGGGCAACGTGCTTTAGCCAACAACAGTGTATCTTATAAGGACAAGCCAGAGATGGGTACATTTATGCGTGAGTGGGTGTCACTGTATGAATCCAAGTCTGGTGAACGTGGAATATTTAATCGTGAAGCATCTGATCGGCAGGTGGCTAAAAACGGAAGAAGAGAGACAGGGCATGTGTGGGGTACTAATCCCTGTTCTGAAATAATACTAAGACCCTATCAATTTTGCAACTTATCTGAGGTGGTTGTGCGTAGTGGAGATACATTACTGGAGTTAAAACGTAAAGTACGTATGGCAACCATATTGGGTACGTTTCAATCAACATTAACCAACTTTAAATACTTGAGGAAGATATGGACACAAAACACAGAGGAAGAAAGATTATTGGGTGTATCATTAACTGGTATAATGGATCACTCCGTTTTATCAAAAACAGAAGAGTCTGGAAAATGGCTAGAAAAATTAAAAGAGGAAGCCATCCGTACAAATCAAGAGTTTGCGTCACTACTGGCTATCCCTCAGAGTGCAGCAATAACCTGTGTAAAACCCTCAGGTACTGTGTCGCAACTTACTGATTCTGCCAGTGGAATACATGCTAGACATAGTAACTATTATATAAGAACGGTAAGAGCAGATAACAATGACCCTCTTACAAAACTTATGAAAGATCAAGGAGTTTTCAACGAACCAGATGTAATGAAGCCAGAATATACTTCTGTGTTTTCATTTCCTATGAAATCACCTAAAGGAGCAGTTACACGAAAAGATATGTCAGCGTTGCAACAGTTAACTCTATGGAAGATATACGCTGATAAGTGGTGTGAACATAAACCATCTATAACTGTAACTGTCAGAGAAGAGGAATGGATGGAAGTAGGAGCATGGGTATACAGAAACTTTGATATTATATCTGGTATATCCTTTTTACCTTATGATGATCATGTGTATCAGCAAGCACCTTATCAAGATTGTGCAGAAGAGGAGTATGAAAAATCTCTACTTAATGCACCGAATACTATTGACTTTAACAAACTTTCGGAGTATGAAAAAGAAGACACTACTTCTGGCAACAGAGAATTAGCCTGTAGTGCAGGAGTATGTGAAGTAGTAGACATCGGAGAAACAGTATGAAAGTAGAACTAAACGATTTTGAAAAAGAAGTTGGAATGATGATAGCTAAGAAACGTCATAACATGAATAGAGACAAAGGTGTGTTTGATGACAGGCAGACGGATAAGATGACAGAGTTAGAACCAGATATAGAAGGTGCTATGTCTGAATTAGCTTTCTGCAAAATTACAGGAGTATACCCAGAAAGTGTGTTTACCTTTGGAATATCGTCTAAACGTAAAGGTACAGATGCTGGGGATGCTAAAGTAAACGGAAAAGTATTTGATGTAAAATCTACAAAACATTTAGGTGGAAGGTTGATTGCTAGAAAAAACAACCCACATGTAGATGTATATGCTTTGATGGTTGGGCAGGAAGGAAGTTATGATTTTAAAGGTGTGATGGAATCTAAAGATTTTATATCATCTAAAAGATACGGTGATCACTTTATGTTTAGGACACCAGTGTTTATGGCATTACAAAAAGAATTAATTTCTTGGGAAGAATACGTTAATGCCTAAGACTCAGTTAGCAGAATTATTTTCATTTAAAGCTTATCTCAACCAAGACGGTAAGGTTGATATAAGAATGGAATCTGTAAACCCAGAAGAATTAATTAGGGTTATGGAAAATGGTCTTCCAGAATATGAAGGCACATTTAAATTAGCATCTCTGGTTCGTTATTTAAAAACAACAGGAGATGAGATGTTAAATCGATCAACAATATATACACATTGAGGTGAGTATGGCTGAAGAAGAAGCAAAAGAAGTACAGCCCGGAATGACATTTGAACAGGTCAAAGCCATGATTATTGGCTCTGAAGAAAAATCTATCCTGTTAAATATATTTACTGGACTTATGAACGAGAATGTACAGCTAAAAAGGCAACTTGACCAGTTAAAATCGGACAAACCTAAACAGTAGTTGTACAGCAATGCTAGAGGGGGTGAAGCAATTTCTCAGGTACAATCATACCAGAGACTATCGTTTCACCCCCTTCAGCGTGTTTATATGAAGACTTTTTTTTAGTAAGACTTACTTTTTTTAGCTTTTCCACCATATCGCATCATTTTAGGCATATTTGTTGGCTTCATCTGTTTTTCTGCTGCCGACATTGCGAATGGTGATTTTTTTAATGGTGCAGACATATCGGTTTGCAACTCGCCACCCATATGCATGACTTTTCTTGGTTGTGGTCCACTGTAGATTTTCATTGTTACTCTTCTCCTTCTTCTTCTTTTTCTTTTCCTACTATAAGTTCTTTTGTTGGGTCATAAATAAATTCTTGTATTCTTTCATCTCTTGCAACCAAGTTTCTTACTATCCAACTTCCCATCCTATCAAAAAAAGTATTGGCAGTAAATTGATTTACTTTTTCTTTTCCTTCAAGAGTGCCGAATAAGTATTTAGCTGCCTGTTTGTCATTCAACATCCAATCCAACATTCCCATGTCATGTTGTCGCATAACTTTAAATCCTGCTTCAACAGCTAAGTAATGTCCACCTACCATTCCTCTTGCGTAGTTAAATGCTCTGGACATAAGACCTTCATCTGTGTATCCCTTTTTAGGCATTGCTCCTGCTGAAGCTGTACCTATATTTCTGTAATGATCTACAACTGTCATATGGGCAAGTATTCCACGTATAGCTTTGTAATGTTTTTCATCAACTCCAACAGCTTCAAACATTTCTTTAACTACATCTTTCTCTATCAATGCAAGAGCAAATTGAGGTTTTCCCAAAACTTGATTTGAACCTCCAGCTAATTTTACATCTTGAGGATCACCTGCTTTTTTTATTCCATCCAATAGCATAGATGCCCATACTTTATCTATAGATTCTGGATCTACATTAGGGTTAGCCTGTTTATATATTTGGATTTGTTCTTTCCAATGTTGTACCATTTGTGGTCTTGATACATTTCTAAGTTCTCCCTCAGGTATATCTGATATAAATCTTTGTATTAATTTTGGACCATTCTCTGCATTAAAATGTGTAAATATACCGTTTCTTATTTCGTCTTCTTGTTTTAAATTAGTTGAAATTTCATCAACCATATTCTCAGCAGTATTATTCCAACTTGTTACTATTTCATTGTATTCTTCTTTAGCTTTAACGTTTTGTTTAAGAATGTCGTCAAAGTTAGTTTCAACTTTAATAAAATCATCTAGATTTATAAGGGATATTCTATCTACTCCTTCTCCACTCATCCTTTCACCTTTTAACAATCCTTCACTTATAGGATCAATTTCTCCAAATTCAGGTGTTCTACCAACAAAAGAACTATCTACATCTATCATTAAAGCTTCTTGAATACGTACATATAAAGCAGTTCCTTT